AGCACGTGTGTCAGGGTTATCGTACACGTGTACCAAAACTCCTTCTTCATCAAAAACGCGGCCTGCGCTTTGCATTCCTGCACTGGCTTCAAACTCACACGGTGCAGTAAGAACCTTAACGCCATCATCCGTGTTTACTGCAATTGTGCCCTTTTCCACGCGCACACGATAGGGGGTCTTGTGTTCAGCACCCGTCAACACAACCCACGCAGGGATTGCAATTGCGCGCTCGTACACGCCAGGAAGAAACGTGTGCGTTGTAATGATATCAGCCTGCGGCATTTTTAGCAGTTCATTTTGAAGCGCCGTAACTTTTTCGGGCATTGTCAGCCCAAAGCCTTTGCCGTATGTTACTGTGATCATGATGCCATTATTACCCAATTTGTGCCGTCAGATACAAGCGTGGCCCATGAACCTATTATAAGGGGCAGAATCGCTGTGCCAGCCGCGCCGCCGGTCAAGGGCACAACATTGCTAGACGCTGACACTACCGTCTGGGTTTGCAGATTCTTGAACGTCACCGCTCGACCAGACCAAGATGACGCGGCAGGCAACGTAACCGTGCAAGTCGAGCCGGACTTGTCGTTTATGATCCAGCCTTCAGTGTCAGCAAGCGCAAAGTCGGCGGTTTTGGTGGCAACGACAGGCCGTACCGATAAACCCGTGCCGCCGTTGGCAACGGGTAATACACCAGTAGCACGGGTAGAAACGTCTAAGTTGCCAGTGGTTCGCGTGTCAATTGGCAAATTACCTGTGCTTCGCGTGTCAATTGGTAAGTTACCTGTGGTTTGGGTACTTATATCTATACCCGACAAAGTACCACCTAAAGTAAGACTACCCGTGCTTGTTACAGTTCCAGTTAAAGTAATACCATTGACAGTTCCAGTGCCAGCCACGCTTATAACAGTTCCATTGCCAGTACCCGCGCCTAAATTTGCGCGCGCTTGCGCCGCCGTAGATGCGCTAGTGCCGCCGTTTTCAATCTGCACAAGGCCCTGCGTAGAGCCGCCAGTAATCACATAAAGGTTGTTGAAAAAACGAAACCACTCACGCGAAATTAAACCAGTGCGTGGGTCAGCCAACTCCACCCGTGGAGCGGGAATTTTGGTAATGTTTGCATCAGGCATTGGTTGCGCTTGCGTTAAGTTCAGCACCCATAATTGCTATCTTTACTTGATCAGTACCAGAAATCTCGTACACGCGGTCACGCAACTTAAGGGTCATGCCTAGCCTACGCCAGATTACACGCCGTCCCCATTGGCCGGTCAGACCCATTGAACGCCAGTGTTCGTTACTCCATGTATGACCGCCATCATCTGACCAGCGCAACATGACTTGTGGATCAATTGCGGTTGCGGTAAGAAGCACTTTTTGAATCAATAACGCCCCACCTACGATTGAAGGCAATGCTCCGTCATAGTACATTAAGCTACCATTTTCTTGAACAATGACATCGCCATTTTCAGCTAGCAATGATTGATTGCCGTTTGTTTCCCATGCAAGCACATCGCCCGACTCTGTTAATAGTTTTTCGTTAGCCACAGAAATATCAAGCGCCGTAATTCCTGAAGTAACGTCGCTATCAATTGCGCCTGTCTCTGCATCAAGCTGAAGCGAATGCTGGGCGGTACGTTTTAAATTATTTTCGCCGGTTGGCAGCGCTCTCCACGACCGAAGCCATCTTTGCACTGCGCCAGCATCTGAAAACACATTTAAATCAAAAGCGTAGATGTTGCCAAGTTCATGGTCGCCCACAACAATTTCGTTGCTAAACGACATTTGGCAATTTGACCGGTGACGAGTAAACGAGCCATTGATAAACGCAGCGCGTTCATGCCACAGCGAAGTAGCAACGTCGAACACCCATGTGGTGTTAGCTGAAGGAAAGATCAGCACATAAAACGAATGGCCGTCTTGCTGGTATGTGTAAGCAATGGCATCTGAAAGGTTTCCGTACTGTTGAATTTGCCATTCAACGGCATGTGTAGATATGCGTTGAGCCGTATAGCCATTAGCGCGGTAAACAATGCCTTTGCCGCGCGCATCAGCGCCTAGCCAGAAAATGCCGTTGTCTAGCTTGGCTACCGAGAAGGCCGCAATACAACCCACTTCGTTAAATGCGCCTTGGACGGGAACTAATGGAAAGGGGGATGTGCCAGCGTCGTACCAGACTTCAACTGAGTTAGTTCCAAATAGCCATGCTTCACGGTGGTCGATTAAAATTGACACCAAGCCATCAGGAGAGCCTTCAGCGCTAGCAAAATCAAGCGGTTCAATAGATTGACCATTTAGCAACTGCGTAATCCATAAACGCTGGCTATTTGGTTCGTTGAACACAAAGTAGCCGTTCAAATAACCTACAGTGACAGCACCGGCGAAATCAGGGTCAGTGATTGGCGCAAACGCTAGTGTCGAGCTGTTGTAAATAAAACTAGGCCCATTACAGGCAATGAATAGCTGCGTACCGTTGTCGGACATGCTAACGGGGCCAGACGACCCTGAAACAGTGCCAATTGCCGTAACATTCCAAATTGAATCAATTTTGTATAGTGTTTCGCCCGATACGGCGTACCCGTATTCGCCAAATTGCCATAGCCCGCGTATAGGGCCGTCGCCCATAGTTGCCAATAGGCGCAACCCTGGCGCACGGTTTAGAAACCCCGGCTCTTTACCGCCTTCGGGTACGGCCTCTGGAAAAAGATTGACCATCCGCGCATTGGCAGCATTTACCGACCGCGCAACATAAGTGCCGCCCAGAATCGGTGTTTTCATCAGTAGTTACCAGCGTAGACGTTGAAGCGCTGGCGTGTGGCGACAAGCGCATAAGGGAGTGACATGATGTCGTCAGGATTGTTGATGCGCTTGAGATTGCGTTTGCTAGTCATAGCAATACGCTGCACTTGAGAGCTTGGCTCGACGCCGTACTCAGGCGCTATCTCCATTGCCAAGTTGTAAGCAAACGCCCTTAGATAGCCAGGTGGAAACAGTATCTGCGTTGCCAATGTAGCTGGCTGAGTTAACTTTTCTACCGAAATAAAGTGCCACTCCAAGTCCCGTGTGGGTTGGGGGTACACCGTCATTGTAAAGTTAGGGTAGGTATTGTTTACAAAAATTACTTGCGGATACGTCGAGGTCACAGTCTTGACTGCAATACCGTCATACTGTTGCTGGTTGATAAATTTAATGCCGAATGACACGTTTGTGCTTGGGTCACGGTAATACGTTGCGTCATCAAGCAACACTGGGCGCAGCCCCACAAAGTTACCTGTTGGGCCAAGTGTGCGTGTGATTTGACCCGCAGGCCAAGTAAATGTTTGATCTTGCGTAGCAAACACCGACAGTCGCTCGGTGTTCCACGAATCAATCATCTGATCAAGCGCAGTCAACGCGTCATTTGACATGTCTGCCGCAGGTGTCTCACCTTCGGCCAGTACACCTAACAAGCGCAATGCTCGGTTGATTTGTTCGCCAGCGGTGTACGTTGCCATGCTTAGATTCCTTCGGTTGCTACCTTGCGAGTATATTTGCGCTTAACTTCTAGCACGTTTACAAGAGCCGCTTCAGGTTCCGAAGGCGTGTCTGGATTGTAACGTGTCCAGCCATTTTTTTCGTCGTACTCGGCCTCAAGTTCCATTGTGGCAACTTTGCATCCGTGATCAGGGTGGCTTAGATAAATGTTCATATTAAAAAAAGGGGGTGATTAGCCCCCTTTTGGTTAGGATGCTACCAATGGAACAGAATACCACTGAGTAGTAGAAGATGCCACCAACAACGAACTAGTAAGGTTTGTAATGCTATACGCACCGTTAGCCGCAACTGCGTTGACTGCCCCGCCAGTGGCGGGATAAATCTTCAGCGCTCCAGCAGCAGTGTTTTTAACAATAATTACCATACCAGCTACCGCTGTAGGCAAAATCACGCCTTTGGTGCCATCTGCCGCCGAAACGACATTGATACCTTCAGCTAGTGCAGCAGCATCGCCTTGAGTACTGCCAGCCGCCGCAACAGCAGCAACAGGAAGGCGAATAGCGCCAGTTGAAGTGCCGGTTGAATTGCCGGTTACGGTCGTAGCGGTTATGGTCGTAGCGGTTACCGTTTGCAACGCTGACGCGCCGGTAACGGTTACGCTTTCAAATTCAGGGTCGCTATACGCGACGCCTACAGCTTTTGTATTTGGCATGATGTTTCCTTTAAAAACAGGGGCCGAAGCCCCCATTTAATTTAGCCCAAACGATACACAACGTAAGTGCCGTCGCCGGTCTTACGGAAGCGGAACAGTTGGCTAGTTGTCACAGCAATAGCAACCAAAGCGTTGCCGCCATCGGTTACACCAGTGTTAACAGCCAATGTGACAGCGCCAGAGGAAGTGCCGATGTTGACAATTGACAAGTCAAAAAAGCTGCCAACAGTAGCGTTAGGAACAGCAGTGTCAATTGCAGTCCCCAAAGGCAGTGTGTATGTTGCTGCAGTTGCGGAGGGGTTAGCCACCAACATCTGATTAGCAATTTGCGCTGCCGTTAGGGTTGCTGTAGCCGTAGCTGTCTGAGGCGCAGCCATTGCGCCCATGATAGTTTCTTGACGGTTGCCTGCACCAACTTGGTAACCGCCTGAGCCATTAGGTAATGCCATGATAATTTCCTTTAAAAATGTTACGAGAAACGGGGCCGAAGCCCCATTTGATTAACCCCAGATGCGGCAAGCCATTTGTGGACGGATGGTGCTAAAACCATACAGCACGTCAATACGGCAAGGCATACGGTCGTTGTTGATGTCGTACTGACGAACGATACGCAAGCTGATGCCGTTGTGAACTGCGCGAGCAGCCATGTCAACACCTTGGGGCAACAGCAAGTCGGCTGTAGCAAAGGTGATAGCGTCTTTGTGGTAGACCAAGTTTTGTGCGTACTGAGTAGAAGCAGCGCCCACGAAGGTTACAGTCGCGCCAGTTGCAGGCAGCACGTCCATAGTAGCCAAAGCATGTGCAGCAGAGTACATAGCCGCCACGGTCACAGTCCAAGTACCAGATGAAGCAGTAGCGTCAGCCAAAGCAACGAATTGGAACAAAGAGCCAGTTGACTCACGGGTCTGTGGGTTGACAGCATTAGAGCCGCTGACTGTGAACACGTCACCAGCTTTAATGGTGGTGCTTACAGAACCTTGCTCCAACAGAATGGTTGATGCACCTTCAGAAGTAACGCCTGGGGTCTTGACCAATGTGGAAGCGCTGGCGCTACGCGAGCCAGTGGTGTGCTGCTTGATTGACTGAGACATGTTAACTTCGTCAAAGCCCAACAC